GAAGTATCTTCCGCAAAAGGTCGCAGAGATTGACAACAGATTGTCTAAGGTCGAGTTAGTAGCGAGACTTGTCTACGGCGTTTACGGCGCAATGCTGGGCGCAATAGCCGTAGCGATGGTTGGGATGCTAAATGGCTTAGTGGCAGCACCCGTTTCCTGAAAGCACCATCACCAGCAGATTCGGTTCGATGGCTAGACGGCTCACACCTCACAGGGGTACTGACTACGCACCTGGAGCTAACGAACTAATTCCAGCGGTCACAGACGGCGAGTGTGTGGCAGTACAGTGGTCAAACATACTTGGCTGGGTAATGATTCAAAAGGCAGACAAGCACTACATTGGCTATTGCCACCTTTCTTGTACAAAACACGGCATCAACTGCAAGGGTCCTTCAGAGCACCCAGACGGCTCTACTTGTATGTACAAGCTAAAGCCAGGAGACAAGCTCTCAAAGGGTGACCCAGCAGGACGTGTCGGCAACACAGGCAGCGCAAGTCGTGGCGCTCACCTTCATCTCACGCTTGGCACAACACCTAAGAGCCCGTTCTATGGCAAGGTGTATGACATCGCTAAGTTCATCAACAAGCAACTGGTCGTAAAGGCGTGCCCAACATGCAGACGGCCTCTTTAAAACGTTTTGTAAAAGGGCTTGCTAACAATGCCTTTCTTATGCGAGAAGAGCCTGATTCGGTCAAGGGTCCTAGCCGGAAGTTTCGACGTCAGCTAATATTCGGTGCGTATCGCCTGGGCTTTACCATGATTGTCTTTGGAGCCTTGACCTTTCTTGTAGACCAGTGGGGCGTCGGAGTGACCCTTATTACTGGTGGCGTGTCGCTTATCTCTATAATTCTTACTGCCTACACCGCATCGGCAACATGGGAAGATGCTAAACTCAACAGAAACATAGAACCCTAGGAGAAAAATGTTTACATCACAGTTCTGGTCATACTCTGGCGAAAGAGCCATCAAGACTGTTGCCCAGGCAGCAATCGCTTTCCTCGGTACAGGCACAATTGGCTTGTTTGAGATTGATTGGGCTTCAGTAGCTTCGGTCAGCCTTGGAGCAGGTCTCTTGTCGCTGCTCACATCGATTATTACAAAAAAGTCCTAAATAGACTTGACACCTATATGTAACTCTGTATAGTTGGTTAGGAAGTTGATTCCAAATCTTCTTCTCTTTCGTTCGGAAAGCCCCCTTCTCCCAGTGGAGGGGGTTTTCTTTTTAAGAACGACCGTACCTACGCTGGGCAGCAGTCTTGCCGCCCCAAACCCCAAACTCTTCGTCAGCTTCTAGGGCGTACTCAAGGCATTGAACTTGTATTGGGCAGCGAGTACAAACAGTGATTGCCTTCTTCTTGACTTCATCGTATTCATCGCCAAAGTCTTCTGGATAAAAAATATCAGGCATCTTCCGACACCTTGGATTAGTCTTATCGGCTAACTCCGCAAAGCTTATGTAACGGTTAGATAACTTCATAGTGTCTGACCACTGTATTAGTGTATAAAGGTCTTGAAGGGAGCACAAGTGAAAACATATACCAAAGACCTACCAGAAGCAGAGTGCGTAGGATTGTTTGAGCCAGGTTCAGAACAATGGCATGAGATTCGGTCACAAGGAATCGGTGGCTCAGAGCTCGGCACAATCTTAGGGTTGAACCCTTGGGAGTCGGCGTACACGCTGTTCCACAAGCGCCTTGGCAACATCGACGATTCGGTCACAAACAACTGGGCGATTCGGTTTGGCAACGCTTTTGAGCAGCCAATACTCGACCTCTACGCAGAGGAGCACCCAGACGAAGAGCTGTTCCTCACTGGTACATACATAAACAAAAACGCCAGGTGGATGCACGCTAACCCAGACGCCTTAGCTAAGGTCAACGGCGAGTGGAAGATTATCGAAGTCAAGACAGCGAGGGCTGGCTGGTCAGAGCTGCCACCACACTACGAAGCGCAGGTTGTTTGGTACATGATGGTGACTGGCATCAAGAAAGCAACCTTGGTCGCAGTAGCAGGGATGATGTGGCAAGAGTTTCACATCGACTACGACGAGTTTATGGCTAACGCATACAAAGCGAGAGCCTTCAAGTTCTGGGAAGCCTATATGTCGCAAGTGGCTCCAGATTGGGATGGCTCTAAGTCAACCTACGAGACTCAGCGACGCTTGCACTCAGACATTGAAGACAAGGATGCAAACATACCGAAAGAGCTTTACCACTTACTTAAGAGTGGTCAAGAAGTTCTAAAGCAAGCTGAGTCAGATGTAAACAAAGTAAGGTCACAAATCCTGCATCATATGGGGACGTCGAAGTATGGTCACGTTGATGGTCAGCGTGTCGTATCAAGACAGTCCCGTCGTGATGGTGCACCATATCTAGTAATCAACAAGTAAGGACGAACATGAGATTCAATTTAGATGACTACGAAACAGTACAAGAGCGCCTGACACGTTTTCTGAAGGACTACCCTGATGCTCGCATCATCACAGAGAACCTAACAACGCCACAGGACCGTGCGGTGCTCACCTGGGTGTTCAAAACAACCATCTATCTTTCGGAGGCTGACCAAGCCAACGGGCTTCCCAAAGCAACTGGTCATGCTTTTGAGATTGACGGGCAGAAGGGTGCAAATTTGACTTCTGCGATGGAAAATGCGGAGACGTCCAGTTTGGGCAGGTGCCTTGCCAATTTTTCGTATCACGGCGATAAGCGTGTAACTCGGACCGAGATGGAGAAGGTCGAACGAGGAGTTACTCCCAGTAAAAGGGACTTCTTAGCGGAGGCTCTCAAGCTAGACTCTTTAGATGACCTTCGTGGTATTTGGATGGATGCCAAAGCAGGCAAAGCGTCTGAGGACGTTCTAAAAAAGATTCAGGAGTTAGCAGATGGCAAACGAGATTCTGGTGAGCTCAGTGAAGGAGCTGACGGAAGCATACGTACAAGCGGTGATGAGACAAAATGACGCTGAGATGCAGTTTTGGAAAATCGAGCTTATCGGTCGAACGGGGGCTCTAGGTGCTGCCATCGCAAATAGTAGTCGAACTGAACCGTCTGACCCAGGAGCTGAGCAAGGGGTATAACGCTCTTTACGAAGCCGAATGTGACCTAGCTGAAGCTGACAAGCTACTAGACACCACAGAACAGAAGGCATTTATCAGCGCTCAGGGCACTGTAGCTGACAGAACAGCCCTAGCACGCCTTGAGAGCTCTGAGAATCGCTTTCAGCGAGACTTGAGCCGTGCATCGGTCAATCGTATCAAAATGAAGATGAGGTCCTTAGAATCGGCTTTGACGGCTTCTCAGACCATGGCGAAGCTAATTGATACCGAGTCACGATTGTGAAAGATTCGGTCAGAAAAAAGATTATGGAACGTGACAAGGGCACGTGCTGGCATTGCGGCACTAACGATAACGTTCAAATTCATCATCGAACAAACCGTGGCATGGGTGGCTCTAAGCTACTTGACCGCCCTAGCAACCTAGTTGTGGTTTGCGCTGAATACAACTACGCTATGGAATCGAACCTCATGGAAGCTAGGAGCGCCAGACACCTTGGACACAAGGTGAGCAGGCACGCCTCTATCATTCATTCCCCAATTAGAGACTTTATGGGTAAGTGGTATCTACTAGATGACCGCTACCAGAAATACGAGGTAGAGCCAAATGAGCTTAGAGAAGATGGTTGATGTTCTTTACAAGTCAAAGGCATCCCCGAGAGCAAAGCTAGTCCTGCTGGGCATAGCGAATCATCAAGGAGACATGGGTGCGTATCCAGCGATTGCAACACTCGCCAAGTACGCAAACTGCTCCGAGCGTTCGGTCAAAAGAGACATTCAAGAACTTGTCGATTTAGGTGAGCTCAAGAGGGAGAAAAACGCCTCTCCAATGGGTGCTCGGTACAAGACAAATCTGTACTGGGTGACCGTCCAAGGGGTGACAGGTGAGTCACCCCTAGACGATTTAGGGGTGACAGCTCAGGTAACAAGGGGTGACAGCTCAGGTAATTTAGGGGTGACAGCCTTGGCCCACAAACCTTCTATTAACCTTTTAAAAGAACCTGTCAATTTATTACCCAAAAATAAATCAGCGACGGGAGTTTCAGAAGACTTCAAACCATCTTCAAAAGCATGGGACGAAATGGCAGAACACTTCCCTCACGTTGACCTCAAACTCGAGACACATTCATTCAGGGATTACTGGTTGTCAAAGACTGGCAAAGACTCTCAGAAAAAAGATTGGGATGCGACGTGGCGTAA